GACCGAATCTGCCGAGATTACAATAAATAGATTGATTTCCGCCGCGAAAGATTTTGCTGTGAAGTGGCCACTTTATTTGATTGAAGTCTGGATGCAGGCAGTTACAGCATTTTTTAACGCGATTGGTCTTGGCGCATTATTACAGTACATACCGTTCACTTTTTGTAGCTTCCTCACTCTAATTGGCTTCCCCACTTCTTTTGCTGGATTGATACCAGCTACGTTACCCGTTACTATAGAACAAGTAACACCATCGCCGAACATATCAGGATAAGAAATGTCAACAAGAGCCGACAACTTCACTCAAACAAGAGTTATTCCAGATCTGTTCTCGGACTTCCTTGACGATCTGACTCCACATCCAATCACCAAAGATCTTGGTCGCGTAAAGAACGAGCAGTCAATCAAACAGGCACTCAAGAACATCATTATGACGAATCTAGGCGAAAGACCATTTCAGCCTAATATTGGTTCGGATGTAAATGCTTCTTTGTTTGAACCCAACGATAGTATCATGGCAGAAAACCTGAAATTCGCTATACAGAACGCTATTCGTTTCCATGAGCCAAGAGTCAATCTGATCGAAGTTCGCGTTAATTCTTTCTACGAAGAGGATCGCGTTGCCATTAATCTCATATTTTCAATAATAAATAGTATACAGATTCAAAGTGTAAACATGTTCCTAAGAAGAGTACGCTAATGGCAAATAACTCAATCAGTCTGGTAAATCTAGACTTTGATACTCTAAAAACAAATCTAAAGACGTATCTGAAAACCCAGGCGCAGTTTGCTGACTATGACTTCGATGGTTCGAACATGTCTGTGTTGCTCGACATCCTGACATACAACACACACCTGAATGCATTTTATATGAACATGGCTGTGTCGGAAATGTTCCTCGACTCGGCTCAGCTACGTAATAGCGTTATCTCTAGAGCCAAGGAACTAAACTACGTTCCGAAATCAGCAAAGTCTTCTGAAGCGCAGATCAATGTAAAGTTTCCGCAGACTGGTCTTTCGGCTCTGTCCATTCCAACTGGAACCAAGTTTACTGGTAAGTCAGGTAATGGTACGTTCACTTACACGACAAACCAGACTCATGTAATCTATCCTTCAGGCGGTTACTTCACTGCAAATCTAAACATCTACGAAGGTGTTTACTTTTCGGATGCATTCGTAGTAGATAATTCGGTCGAGGCTCAGCGTTTCATTATGACCAATGATAACATCGACACTGATTCGATGGTCGTTCTTGTTTCAGAAAACAATGGTCAGACCAATACGTATTTCAACGTAGCCGAAAACCTTTACGGTGTTACTTCTAACTCTGCAATATACTTTCTGCAGGCTACAGAAGACACACGTTATGAGATTGTTTTTGGGGATGGGGTTTTTGGTCGCAAGCCTCTGAACAATTCTCTTGTCTATACAACGTATAGAACATGCTCGGGATCTTTTGCTGACGGTTCCACGAACTTCACGCTAGATGACAATATAGGAACAATCAATGGTCTGGGTAGTTTCCTAAGTCCAACCATCACTGTATTGGCAGCTAGCTCAGGTGGAGCGAATGCAGAGACCCTGGACTCCATTAGATATAATGCTCCAAGACATTATCAGACTCAGGACAGAGCCATAACAACACAAGATTTCAAGAACCTAGTGTTGAATAACTATAGCGATGTTAAAACAGTGAATGTGTTTGGTGGTGAATCTGCAGCCAATTCCGTTCAATATGGTAAAGTGTTCGTGACGCCTGTTACATATTCAGGAGCTCCTCTTTCCGATCTAGAGAAGCAAAACATCGAAACATATCTTCAGGACAAATGCACTCTAGGAATCAAACCTAAAGTCATTGATCCGGATTATCTATATCTTCTGGTTACTTCTAAAGTCAAGTACGATAGTGCCGCTACGATCAACACACCAGCTGATATAAGATCGATCGTAAACCAAGCAATCGCTGCATACGACACTGAATACTTGACTGATTTCGATATTGAGTTCAAGCTTTCGCGTCTAGAAGCTGCAATCAACGATTCCGATCCGAGTATTAGCAGTAACGAAACAACTATCGTTATGAGAAAGAATATAAATCCAGCTCTAAACACTGATGTTTATATGGATGTAAACTACCGAAATTCGATCGTTCCGGGTTCTTTCTCTTCAACGAAGTTTATCAGTAATGGTAGAACTTATCAGTACACAGATTACAACCCAAACAATAACACTTTCACTATTACTCAGATCTCGGGTGGTAAAATATCTGTAACTAACTCTTCGACAAATCTGTATCTAAAAGATGTAACTTTACCAGGATATGAATCTTATACAGCTGCCGGAACGATTAACTACGCGAATGGTAGCGCATCGATGAATCAAATATCAATTGTTGGATTTGTCGATTCATCTTCAATACAGTTCTCTGCATCTCCGGTAAATCAAGACATCATGGCTAGTGGGAATGATCTGATTCAGATTGATCTTGCTAACCTAGACATCACGGTAGTATCGATCTAATGTCTATTGATAAGTTTGTATCCCCTTTCATTCCTCAGCAGTTTCCTGCTTTCTACAAGGAAGAGGGACCGAACTTCATTGCCTTCGTAAAAGCATATTATGAGTGGCTGGAGTCACCTGGTGATGCTTTATATCATGCCAGATCACTACTTGACTACAATGACATCGATACAACCGAAGCAGAGTTCATCAAGTACTTCAAGAACACTTATCTTCATTCACTTCCAGAGTCTATTATAGCGGACAAACGACTACTCGTCAAGCATATTCTTGATCTTTACAGGTCAAAAGGCACTCCGCGCGCATACGAGTTGCTTTTCAGAATGCTTTTCAATGAAGCAATCGAGCTATACATCCCTGGTGATTTTCTTTTAAAACCATCTGATGGCGAATGGGTTGTTCCTAGATACATTGAAGTGTCCGACAGTGATTACCTGGAAAAGTTAATCGGTAAGCAGATTTACAATAGTAGCAGAAATGCAACAGCTGTTGTTGAATCTGTTAATCAAAAGATTATCAATAACCGATTCATGCATGTGCTTTATCTGTCATCGATCGATGGTAGATTCAAATACGGGGAGAGGATTCTTTCTGAATCAGTTCCTGAAATAACTTTAGAGACAGCTCCTGTTATCCTCGGTTCGCTGACTGCAGTTGCTATTGAAAATGGTGGATCTGGATTTAACATCGGCGACGTTGTAGATATAACAGGAACAGGCGTAAACGGTAAAGCAAGAATTGCTGGTATCAGAGATGAGAACGGTAAAGTTCAATTCAACCTGATCAACGGTGGCAGTGGTTACAGTTTAAATGCTGTGGTGACAGTCGCAACCTCTCTTGATCTTGTCATTTCAAATACGGTTGGGACGTTCTCCTATGGGGAAACAATATCAAGTTCGAATACTAACGCAAACGGAACAGTTACATTCTCTAATGGTTCGTTTGTCCAGATGATCAATTTCAGCACTGGATTGAGTTTTTATATTGGTGACACAGTAACAAACGGAAATGGAGCAACGGCAACAGTTTCTAGTGTTATTGGTGGTGGTGGCGCGAATGCTACATTTAAAGTTGGTGGTCTTGTAAATAAAGAAATCATCTATATCAATACCGATTATGTTACAAACTATTTGAGTGCGAATCTGAGTCTCACTTGGCCATTCCCTAAAAACGCTGTGGCAAATTTGAGCTCAACCATAGCAGACACTTTATCGTTCCTTACTGTTGAAGCAGGAACAATTGCTTTCCTATCGAAAATCAACCCTGGTTCTGGATATTCTGCAACTCCTTATGTCGATATCATTGAACCAAACATTGCAGGTCAAGGATTTCCTGACGGATTCGGTGGTATCAAGGGTCATAATGCATTAGTTACTTCGGGAGTTTCTAGTGCTCAGGGTGTGGCTACAGCTGTTGAAGTTATGGATTCTGGATTCGGTTTTACTCCAGGTGATACAGCCTTCCTGACAACTCCAATCAATCAAGGAGTTGTTGTAACTGGAGCTGCTGTCATTGATACGGATGGTAAAGGAACTGGTTACTGGAAAAGTAACAAAGGATTCGTCAGTGACATAATGAAAATCCAGGATAGTTACTATTATCAAAACTTCTCTTACGAGATTCTAGTAAATAGAATGCTCGGAATGTATAAAAACATCGTGGAGGATTTGATTCATCCTTCGGGTATTGCTCTGTTTGGACGTTTTAGATTGAAGAACGAGCTAACAACAGAACAATCGGAAGCAGAGTTTTTCTCCCTGTCACAATCATAAATAGTATAAAAGGTAGCTGGGCGAACTGATGGCAACACTTACGATCAATCATTATATCAATCAAGCAAACGGTTTCATCACTGACATTCGTAATAACAGAAACGGTTATTACATGTTTGCTTCTAGACCGCAGCCCTGGGCTAATAGCACTGGTGGCAACGATGATTATGCAGTATTGGGCACGAACAACTCGGTTGCTCAGGTAGAGCAATCTGTATATGACGATATACTATATGGTAAACTTCTAACAGATTCCGATGTCACAAACGTTGTTCCTCGTTATAACTGGGTTATCAACAACGTATACGATGTTTACGACCAGACCGATGCCGATCTTTATAGCAAACAGTTTTATGTTGTAACCGACAAGTATGAAGTCTATAAGTGTATTGACAACAACGGCGGAGCTAATTCTTACGTCAAGCCAACCCTAACATCTACTTCTGGAACGTTCAAGACCGGCGACGGTTACGTTTGGAAGTACATGTATAGCATTGACTCTTCTTCTAATACCAAGTTTACAACCACGAACTACATTCCGGTCAGCACAAACTCTGCTGTTCAAGGTAACACAACTCCAGGTTCTATCGACGTTATCAAGATCACCGATGGTGGAAATAGCTACTTTGTTTACGAAACAGGTTATATTGGAGGGATGGTCAATAAGTACACCATTCAGCTTGCCAATACAGCTTCTAACACCGACGATTATTACGTAAACTCTTCTATCTACTTGAAGTCGGGTTTTGGTGCTGGTCAGATCCGCGAGATCTCTTCATCTAACGGAACTTCAAAACAGATTGTTATTGACCCGCCATTTGACATCTATACAAGGTTAGACCTAGCAAACGTATCAGGAACTGTGGTGACTGGATACTACGTTGAACAGCCGTACGACGAAGTGAATTACCTGTATACTCAAGGCTATTTTAATATTGATTCGACCGTATCTCAATCTGATACTGGCGCTTCTGGTAAAGTTATTACTGCTAATAGCTCGGTTCTGCAAATATCAAGATACGTTGCAAATACGCTTTTCCAGAACGGTTACCCGATCATTGATACGGCATATTCCGGGACTCTAAAGACGGGAACAGTATCCGTCGGTAATGTCGGAGCTTGTAATATTGCTTTCGTAACTTCGAATGGTTCTGGTTATACAGCCAACGCTACAGTAACAATCACAGCCAATGGAACTGGATCCGGAGCAGCTGCTAATGCTCAGGCTAATGCAAGTGGTAAGATTTCAGCTATCAATATTACGGCAGTAGGTAATTCTTATTTCGTAGCTCCAACTCTTACTATTTCTGCTCCTACTGCTCAGACGTTCAACTCTAATACTGCGGTGACTGCCGGAACTGGTAGCGGATCTAATAACGTTATTGAACTGGCGACTGCCGGCTCGTTCGTTGCTAATGACCTGATCATTTATACAGTTTCAACAGGTAACACGGCTATCGGTGGGCTGACTACCGGTACAACTTACTATGTTGATTTTGCCAACGCTACAGTTGTTGCTCTGAAAGCATCTGCGACGGGTTCGCGTATCGCTCTGACTAAGGGTCCAACTCAAACAGGTCATACTTTACAGGGTCAGACAGCAACAGCTGTAATGTATTGTGATAATCAGATTGTTCGTGGTTCCGGAACTCAGCTGAACGATTCGGCTAATGGTTATGCCAATGGCGAATATATTCGAGTTGGCGCCAATACAGTAAGCAATATTCGTAGGGTTGCCAACAACGTAAACACCACAGTTCTGATTGCAGATCTCCCATTCAGTACTGCATTCACGGCAACATCTAACTCTCATTATAAAATGACTGTTGCTGCCGAGCCAGTGTCTATTGTAATCAATGGTGCAAACGGATACGTATCTAATACGAATCTCACTTCGGTCCAGGTTGCTATTTCGAACTCATATCTATCGGGAGTGTTTTTCTCGGTTGGCGAGAAAGTCGATATGACGGATGCAAACCGCGTAAACCAGGGTGCGAATGCGATCATTGCTTATTCAAACTCTTCGACTGTTATTCTGTCGAGTGTATCTGGAACATGGCAAGCCAATAGTGGTGGAACTCAGTTCTACGTTAGCGGGGAATCTTCTCTACAGCTTTCGCAGATCGGTTCGGTTCAAAGCAACCCGAATATTACAATCAGCGATCCTTCTGGAACGTTCAAGCTTGGTTATCCAGTATTCTTTAAAACTGCACCAACCAGTACATCAAGTGGTAATGCTACTCTTATTGCTAAAATAACTCTGCCGAACGACCAAACTGAATATCAAATCGGACCCACGATAAGAGTGACAGGAGACGGATCTAATGCGGTTGCTATTGCTGTTGTTAATACTGCAGCTAATTCTAACTATGATATTGTTGGTGTTGACATCGTAAATCCAGGATCTGGGTACACACATGCGAATATTGCGATTTACGCTAATACAAACTACGGCGTGGGCGCTACAGCAAGAGCAATCATCTCTCCTGTATACGGGCATGGGTATGACGCTGTAACAGAGCTTGGCGGAAGATACGTCGGAGTTGATGCTAAGTTTGATACAATAACAAACGAGAGCTACAAAATCCTCGGTTATGGTTCTTACAGAAAAGTTGGTATACTCCAGAATCCACAATTCAAAGATATTCGTGTTACGCTGACGGATTTCGATAGAGTCAATTTCACTCTGAACACTTCTAGTTACTCTTCATCTGGTGGTGGTTGGACAGTTGGTGAGGTTGTTCTGCAGTCGACAACCAATGCTGCTGGTGTAGTTGTATACGGTAACTCCTCGTTCCTTCAGTTGAAAAGCGTAAAGGGTGCGTTCAATGTCTCTAACACGGTTCATGGGTATTATTCGAACTCAACAGCCAACGTGAACGCAGCCAATACGATCTACTTCCCTGTCGGCAACTCAGCTGAAATCATCACACAGTCCAACTCTGGTTCTATTGGTGTGGTCACTTCGGTAGTAAACAATACCGTCTACTTCATGAGTAATGTGGTCGGTCAGTTCGCCACTGGAGACATTATGGTTGACAGCGTTATAAATGCCTATGCGACCGTCTCGAGCATCTATACATCAAATGCCACGACTGATGTGTCTTTTAGCTTCGGTACTCGTTTCAACCAGACGGCAAGAATTACTCTAACTGCTAACACCGGAGCGTTTTCTAATAACGAATATGTTCAGCAAGAGATTTCACTTGCAAGCGGTAGAATCATTTCATCTATGAACGAAAAAGACTTGGTTGTTTCATCAATGAGCGGAACATTCGCTGCTGGTCAAACTGTAACTGATACAACAACCAACGCAAACGGTATCTGTACTTTCGCGAATACGACTTATTTGAAACTGACATCTGTCAGCCAGAGCCTAGCGTTTGGTTCAGCTCACACTATAAATAATGGACTGGGATCTACTGCGACCGTTTCATCAGTTTATCCGGTTCTGGTATTGAACGATGTTTCGGATGTAAATAACTTCCAGGCTGGTTCAAATGCTATTATTGGTCAAACGTCGGGCGCTTCGGCTACCTGCAATAACTACTTGCTGATTACAAACCCAGATTTAGTTAGAGATTCGGGAAAAATGATTTACACAGAAAGTTTCACACCAGTTACTCGTTCAGCTACTTCTGTAGAAGAAGTCAAGCTGGTAATAAAGTTCTAAGAGGACAGAATGGCACTAGATACAGACCTTTCCCACAAGCCTTACTTCGATGACTACGATGTAACGAAGAATTTCTATCGTGTACTTTATCGTCCAGCAGCTGCTGTTCAGGCGCGCGAACTCAATCAGATGCAGACTATTCTGCAGGATCAGATTGATAAGTTCGGTCGTCATATATTCAAAGAAGGTTCTGTTGTTGAGGGTTGTGGATTTACATTCGACAATTCTTACAACTACGTAAAGATTAAAGACAACTACGCCAACAACTCGGCTATTTCCAACATCAGCGATTTCGTTGGTAAAATTGCGATCAATACCAATGGCTTGCAAGCTAAAGTCGTTAATGCGATCAATGGTTACGAATCATCGGAACCGGATCTGAACACTTTGTATTTGAAGTATTTGAATTCTGGTACTTACGCCAATGGCGATCAGCAAAGCGTTTTCTCAAACACCGAAGTGATTCAGATTAAGACTTCTGCGAATGTTAATATCGGTAACGTTGTTGTTGCTACTGTTACAAATTCTACAGGTAAAGGTTATGCTTTCACTACAACAGAAGGTGTAATCTTCAAGAAAGGTTTTTTCATTCGAGTTGAGCCGCAGACTCTGGTTGTAACAAAATATGATAATGTTCCGGATAACATCTCAATTGGTTTCGACGCAGTAGAAGAAATCATCACTCCGGAGATCGATACTTCGCTCCTTGACAATGCGGCTGGTTCTCCGAACTATGATGCTCCTGGCGCACATCGTTTGAAGCTTGTTCCTACTCTAGTAACAAGAGCTTCTAATACAACAGCAAACACAACTTCGTTCTTTTCACTTTGCGATTTCAAGAACGGTCTGCCTGTTTCGATCAAGAATGATCCGCAGTACGCAGCGTTGGCTAAGGATACAGCTCGTAGAACATATGAAACAAACGGCGATTACATCGTCAATCCGTTTCTGTTGAGCACAACCAAGAAAATTGCAAACAACGTAGCGAATACAACGTATAACAGTATCGTCGCTTCACCCGGTATCGGCTACGTAAAGGGATACAGAGTTGAGTTCATCAATAACAACACTGCCGATCTAAGAAAAGGTCTTGACTACGCGACGGTCAACAATCAGATCGTTACAGCAACGTTTGGTTACTATCTGAACGTAAACGAATTCTGTGGTGATTTCAACAACAAGAATGCCACTCAAGTTGATCTGCACAGCGCAGCAAAGACTGCCATTTCAAGCAGGACGTTCCTAGGTACGTCATATTCATCTACCACAAAAATCGGTACTGCTTATGTTCGTGGAGTTAGCTACTCGTCAGGAACACCTGGCGTTGATGCTGTATACGAAATCTACGTCTTTAACATTCAAATGTCGGCTGGTCAAAAGATCTCTGATGTACGCAGCATAATCTATTCAAACGGTAGCTTGCAAGCTGTAGCGGACATTGTTCTTGATAAAGATTTCAGCGGTGTCAGCGTTGCTAAGGTTCAGGCTTCTAACGCAGAACTGATGGTTTATCCATTTGGTCAGAACGCTCTGCGACCAGAAGGGTTTTCAACTACAGCTCAGTATGTGTATAGAAATAGAGTTAACTCCAGCTTCGTTGCTGTAAGTGGATCCTTGGCGCTTACAATACCTGCTGTTGTGGGTACTGGTACTGAGTCATTCAATTATGGTGTTGGGGCTCTATCGCAATCAGCCGAAGCATCATTCATTGTAATCCCATCTGCAAATGGTTACAGTGCCAATAAGTCTGGTACTGTTTCTGTTAATACGAGCTCAGCGAACGTTGTCGGTTCTTCTACGGCATTCTTGTCTCAGTATCAGGTTGGTGATTATTTCTACTGTAATACAGCGACAAAGAGAATCGTATCGGTTACAAGTGATACGTCGATGGCTGTTGATTCGGTATTCGGTTTTGCTTCTTCTGGTCTCTCGCATCAAAAGACTTGGCCAGCTGGTGTTCCTATCAATTTCGCTTCACCTTCAAGAACAATCAATATCACTTCCGGAACTACAGCCAACGTGGCTCTTGGCGAATTGAGCAATGCTGACTTCACTGCATCGGTTTATTTTGATACTCTACGTTCGAGCACTGTGCCGATCGCTAAGCAAATAAAGAAGTCGACTTACGTCAAGATTCAGGCAAACACGAACGCTGGTGGAGTTACAGGTCCTTGGTGCCT